GAATATTAATATTTCGAGGGTCGAATGCCATTTCAATATGCGCACCCCGGGAAAGAATATGACTCATAAATTCCGCTTTCATGTCGTGACCCAAAAAGGCCTTTGTTTCTTCGCAAACATGAACTTTCCTATCCCAAACCCACCGGAAGAACTTGTTACGAACCTCCGGGAGTTCGGGATTTCCACCAAACATCTTCTTTTGTATTTCCACACGAAGATTAATATCAATATCAAACCCGGAATCAATTAAGGGTTCACAACCCGTTGTTATAAAACGGTCATACTCAATTTGAGTTTTAATTTCTGTACGTCCCATTATTCTGGTTTTTCTGGTTCGGTTCCGTCTGTTCCAAAATCAATGGTCTGTTGAGCTTGTTTGTCCTTGAAGGTATATTCATAGGCTTCATGGGCAATTACCTGACAAGCTTCATCAAGTACCTTTTCCCAGCCGAATAGTTCCCCCTCAAACCGTACTCGAGGAGAGTTCAAGGCTATCTTCGAGCCGTTCTTGCAAAGGTATGTCCCGGTAATTATAGCACCCCTGTTCTGGTCATACCCGGAAATTGCAACTCCGGTAACTGTTACTTTTTGAAGTTCTGCAATGTAATGATCCTCAAAAAGTTTTTCGAGCTCCAAATAGGTTGTTTCCTTTTTGAAGTTAGATTTTAACCCGGCAATTACCCTTTCTGTATGGATCGATTCTTTCCCTATTGCCTTAACCAGTAATTCTTTAATTGCGTTTACCGCATTCAGTAAATCAGGATGCGCAAATGTCGGATTCTCGACATGATGTACAACCGTTGGGACACTGTCATTTCCGCTTACAGCGAAATCAACATTTACTCCGGAAGCTCCCTTAAGGATCTTCAATTTTTGTAATTCAAATTGTGATTCTAAACATCCATTCATAGTTTTTGGTTTTTAAAGATTAAAATACATATCAATATACTGCTCCAACTCGTCATCGGTCGGATCAGACTTTACAGTTTGGTCGGCCAGCATTATCATATACAGGTAATGTATTATGTCGGCCGGGTTTCTTTTTTCGTAAGGTGCTGGGAGTATGTATCGGCTTGCGATCTCTGTAACTCTGTCAATGCTTAGTGGTTCTGCTTTTGCCATCTTAGTAGTTTATTTTTGGTTTGTTACTTTTTCAAAGGTACGAACATATTTTGTTACAGCAAGCGACTTTCTCAACTATCTTTTTTCCGGTTCTGGAACTATAATCATAAATTCCATGGCACATATCCTGATGCTGTTTACTATCAACTCACTCCATTGTTTTTCCGTCATTTGATTCTCCGGGACAATGTCATCAACCCATTCACCCCGGACTTTTTTGCGTTTGTTGGTCGCCGGACAAATAGCTTTTGCCCATTCGTCAGCGTCCTTCTTGTTGGTAATTTCTCCCGTTTCTCTGAATCCTTCAATTATACATGGAAGAACCACCTTTTCATAGTATGTTTTCTGCCGTATATTCCCTTTGTCTGAAATTACAGTAAGGGTTACAGCGATCTTTTCACCTGAATTTTCCTTCAAGAATTGCTGGTATTCTGGCGAAACGGCCGTCGATATTCTTCCGCCCGGCAGTATATTTCCGAAAATAATTACTTCATCCATATTGTTGAATTATTAAGTTGCTCTCCCATGTTTCCTGTAATCTTCTTCTGTTATTACAGATTCGTGTTCTTGCACTTTTAATCGTAGTTCTAAACTTTGAATATCCCGGTTGAGATTTCTTATCTTAGTAGTGGCGTATGGTTTGAACTGCCTTGTAACTTCAGCATACAATTCTTCCCACTTTTCGATTATCTGACGTTCATTTGGTTTCATAACTCTAAAGTTTTTATAATTGAATCTGGTATCTTCTTTGTAACCCAGTCGGGTTCCCTTTGCATTTTAAAAGCAAGGAACTCCATTATCAGCAGCGCATCACAATTTGTCAATGTAATTGGAATCCCCGGAAAGTGCATAGTTGCTATCCGTTTGAATCTCCGCTTCCGATCGTCGTACTTTTCTCCCCGGTGGCCGGATAGCTTGAGGTAAGCTTGCCATTGAATAGGCAGCACCATGATATAGGGAATTTTAGTTACCCGGAGAAGGGTTGTGATCTCATTCAGGTTTCGGGTTAATTTTTCAATCCCAAAAGCCTTCCCGGCATTGGCATCGCCTCTCCATAGGCTTACTTTCTCCACACAGGCGATCGGATTTTCAGAAATACTTCTCAGGTATTTAAAAAATTCGTTAAGCTCATCCACGGTTTCAGGCATGGAAACTGTCTTTGCATTTTGCCCTTCCGATATGTATGCTATTGCTCCCCCTTTGCCCGGATCAATGCCGATATAAGATGTGAATTTAATCATACTATTAGTTTTAATGGAGTTCGGTTCCAGTTCTTTTCGTACAGCATCATTTTTAATGTTGTGTATTTTATTCCAAAAGAAAGTGATGCCGCTTTCATTGATTCATAAACAATCCCGGTTTCTATATCAATTACCTTCCTTTTAGGAGAGGAAAATTTGAATCTGTTTTTCCTTACGTTTTCAATATGCTCCTTTGTCGGTTTATAACCAAGTCTGGCTATTGATAGTTTTTTTCGGGTTTCTGCTGAAACAATTCCCTTTCCTCTTGCTGCGGCCACACAATTCAATCCCGTATGCGGATTACAGGAATCATAGAAATTTATATAATATTTTTCGAGGTCGTCTAATTCCTTAGGCTCGCAAAAGTGAATTATTTCAAATATATGATTAATTGCGCCATACTTACAAAAGGAATTATGCAGTTTTGATTGTGTTTTACAGGCCTTATATTTATAGGTTTCCCATCTTTTCAGAATATTGATTGACTGACCAATATATATTCTTCCCGAAGGGGATAGTATTTTATAAATTCCGCAAATCCTTGGTCTTTTCGGCATTCTCGAATTGTCATCCATGGTTTTCATCAGCCTATCATTATTTTTTTCGGAATCGGAATCACTTGATTTGTCGGCCTCCATAAATGAAGTACAAAAGGATGGTAGTTTACATATTCACTTTTTGATGGGTGATACTGAATTACACAATCCTCCTCATCCCAAAACATCTTTTTTATGTAGCACATTTCTTCCCATGTCGGACAGCGTAAGGCAACCCTTTCCGGGAGTGCAATGCTTACTGATGCGTGTTCCCAGCCTTCTCCATCAGATGCAATCACTCTAAATTCTAATCCGTTTGGCTTGAAATATGGAATTATAAATAATCCGTTATTCCCAATATTGTCATCTGACCCCAATTGCGGGTGAATTCTATTTCTGTTTTTATTTGGTACGTGAAACATAGTTTTTGATTTATGCGAATGGTGGTTCTTCATTAGTTTTTGACTGCGTAAAATCGACCGGGGTTGCTGTTTCTTGATCCGTCCAAATCATGCAGTCTGCACTTACATTTACTTCAACCTGATCAACTCGTCCATTTCTGTTTTTTGCAACGTCGATAAGTGCCATGGTGTCTAAATTTCTCCCGTGACTATCTTCGTGCATTCCGGCTAATATGTAACGTGTTGGGAAAACTATAATATCTGCATCCTGTTCTATTTCCCCGGAGTTGCGAAGGTCTGAAAGTTTAGGTAATGGATTTGACCGCTGTTCAACTCCCCGGTTTAGCTGGGCAAGTGACAAAACGGCAACCTTGCATTCCTTCGCAACGGCCTTGAACATCTTTGAGATTGATCCATACTTTTCACTCATATTATCCTTCGTTTCGTCCCCGGTAAATAGGTTTAGATAGTCGCAAATTACCAGCTGAATATTATGTTTCTTTTTTGCCCGGCGAACTTTGGAACGGAACTCGAAAAGTGTCATGTGCGCCGAGTCATCAATCCATAGTGGGGTTTTGGTATTGGAGTGAATTGCCTTTTCAATCTTCGCCCATATTATGTTGCGCCCTCGCTTTAAATCGTAGGTGTCATGCCCGGATTCTGCACTTAGGTATCTTTCCCCGAGCTGGGTGTCTGTCATTTCCAATGAAAACATCAAGACCCCATGCCCTAACTGTGCCGCAAACCTACCAAACTGAATTGCAAGTGCACTTTTCCCCATTGACGGCCTTGCAGCAAGTATAATCAAGTCTCCCGGCTGCCAGCCAAGTGTTATTCTGTCAACTCCAATTAAGCCTGAAGGAACCCCGGCCAGCTCTGTCTTTTGAGCCTCCCGGAGTGAAATTGTATCGGCCAGAATATTGAGTAAGTTCCCAATCATAATTGGTTCTTTACTCACTGCCGTGTCCCCTATTCCGTAAATTTCCTTTTCGGCATACTCGATCAATTCAGCTATATCGTAAGTGTCATCAAAAGCTCTGTTCTGCAGCTCCGTTGATATCCGTATCAATTCGCGTTGAATGTATTTCTGTTTCACATACATTGCGTGCTGCCGGACATTTGCTGCTGAAACAACTCTACTGGTAAGTTCAGTTATATAAACTGGACCTCCCACCGCATCTAATTCGTTTTGGTTTCTTAAAGATTCCGATACTGAGTAAAGGTCTGTGAATTTATTAGCCTTATAAAGTTGGAAAGCAGCCTCAAATATTTTTTGATGCGCCTCCCTGTAAAACATTATGGACGTCAATAGTGTTGTTACCTCGTCCATTGCACTTGTATCAAGCATTATTGCCCCCAGTACAGCTTTTTCCATATCTCCGGCCTGTGGTGGAACTTTCCCGAAGTCTGAAAGATATTTTATGGGAGTGTTTTCTGTAATTATTAATGGCATTCCCTGTGTCGAATTACGATGTATGTGTTCTTCTTTCATTTTTTAAGTCTTCTAAGTTTACAACTCCCGGCTTTCTCCCGGCAAAATTATTGTTATTGTTCTTTTCCCATGTCCTGACTACAGCCTGCCAATCGACTATTGCTGTTTTTTGTTTTCCATAAACCCACCCTCTGGCAGTATAGTATTCCACAAAGTAATCAGCGTCAATTCCATTTTCCCGAATCTTACAGTATATTCTAACTACTTTCTTACTTGGTGGTATTATTCTTCTGTAATTCTTAATTTCTTCTTTATATCTTAATATATATTCATTTTCTAAAGGACCCGTTTTGGGGTCACGTTTGGGGTCATAGTTGGGGTCGTCTTGGAGTTGTTTTGGGAGCACCGTTGGGAGTAATTCAGGATTAGCCTTTGCTGAATTTTCGGCTTGGTGAGTCCTGTGAGCCTCTCTTTTTTGCATCTCGCTTTCAAGCCTTTCGTTATAGTAATTACCCTCTTTATCCTTTATAAACTTGAATTTCACAGCTGGCGACCACTTCCCAACATTTAACCTAATTATCTTAGGTGTTAAATGGCCTGTTTGGTGTTGAAGGCAAAGTAGTGTAATGTATTGTCCCCTTTCTGATATGTTCAGCCCTGCGCATCCGGTTAAAAAATCCTGTGGGTAAAAGGGGAAGCTTGGTTCTTTCGTTTTTCGTTTTACCATCTTGTAAAATTATTACTGGTTCAAAAATATACTATATATCAATCCGTAACAAAAATAGTTATTAACATATGATCTTAAATTCCCCGGTAAGTAACTTGACAGGTTCCCCGTCACCCATTACCCAAATTCCCCGATCATCATTTATGTAAGGCGCTGGCGGATCAATTACCATATGAACTGAACCTGGGATTATATTTGAAAACTGTTTGCCCACAGCTCCGCACTCGGTTACCTTAATTGTTTTGCCAGTGATAATCTCTAATGAGATACAAGGCAATTTAAACTTGTCTGCTATAACATAGTCAACCAATTTATAACGCTTCCCTATCGCTCCACAATTAGCGCACTTATAAAGGTCATAAACCCCTTTCCGTGAATTGATTCCCACCAAGTTTTGTTTATGAAAATCATGTTCTGAAAACTTCATTAACCGTTCTTCTTTCATTGTCTTAAATTTTAAGTTATAGAAAAGCCGGGAGTTACCCCGGCCGTTTTT